GCGAGCCAGCAGTGGCAGGTGCTCCGCCAGTGGCGGGACAACGTCGTCGGGATCAGCGTGACGAGCCTTGTGGAGAGCGCGGCATACAACCAGCGTCGTATCCTCCACAGCTTCCGCTACGACCCGCGATCGCTCGGCACGAATGCTCAGACTGCCGGTACGGGCCACGTGGCCTGCTCGAGCTACGTGGCTGGCACCAGCCAATTCACCATGCAGCTACGCACCGCCAAGGCGGTGGCAAACGTGCGCATATCTGCGCCGCTGGACTCGAACACCTCCGAGGTGCTGCAGAACTTCAGGCTCCAGTACTCAGACGACAACTCGACCTGGACGACCGCACTGACGGTCAACTCGACGCCGGTCTACCTTGTTGGCGAGACCAAGACCTTCGCAGTACCGGGCACCCCGGGTGCGCACGTGTACTGGCGCGTCATCATCGACCGCAAGCAGAGTGGCTCGACGACCGGCTCTGTATACTGGCGCAGCTTCCTACTGCTCGACTCTGGTGGCGACATCGTCAACCACTTCGGCAGTGAGGCCCTGCTCAAGGCCACGGGCACGTCCGGCACCGACGCCATCTACACCGGCATCCGCTCGGAGTACGACGCGGCGAACGGCTGGTACAACCTGTTCCTCAACGGCTACACGGGCTACGACCCGAACGAGACGAGCTTCTTCAACCAGCCCGGGGCCCTCAACAACTGGTCCGCCGTCACGCCGCTCGACGTGCCGATGGTGCCGTGCTGGAATGCAGCCATGCCGTACTGGTTCCGGGCAAACGGCCGCAGCTTCAGCTTCGGCGTGAAGGTGTCCACGTCCTTTGAGGGCGGGTATATGGGGTTCATACTGCCCTACGCTACTCCCTCGCAGTACCCGTACCCGCTGGCCGTGGGCGGCTCCCTGGTGCCACAGGACTCGGATCGCTCCTCTACGTGGCGCTACTCGTACAACGACCTGAGGCACAGCGTCTTCCCGATACCAGGGTCCAACACTACCAGCCCTACAGCTACAACGCCTAACAGCAGCGCCCTGTACCTTCGCACGCCGGACGGCCTGTGGCAGTCTTTTTCTCAGCGTACCGGCGTGACCACAATATATGAGATGACCCAGTCGCTCGGTTCGCCGTTTGCACGCTCAAGTAATCGTTCCGGTGTGTGGCCCGCCTCGGTGCGCAACGTGGGCGCGGCTGCACCACGGCGCGACTACCGCGAGGTGCTGGGTGGAGGCTACCTGCTGCAGCCTCTCATAATGCACCAGCGTCTGCCTACGGACGCGGTATGGGGTGAGCTCGAGGGCTGCATGGCCATCTCTGGCTTCGGCAACGCGGCGGAGAACACGACTAGCTTCGCCGGCAAGAACTACGTCATCTTCCAGAACGTCGCGCGCACCGAGGCGCACGAATACTGGGCTATGGCACTCGACTGATAGGGGAACGACATGGCATACGAGGCTGGGGCCTCCACCGGCCCCAACGACCTGCTGGACAAGCTGCGCCTATTTGCGATCGCGCAGGGCTGGACCGTGAACCGCTGGACCACAGTCGGCTCCGGTCGCGAGCTCTGCGTCTCGAAGGGCAGCGCCTACTACAACATGCGGTCCTACCAAAACGAGACCGTCTTCAGTAACGGCTCGAACTATACGAGCCGCTACGGCATCTCCATCAACGGGTCCGATGGCTTCGCGTCGGGCAGTGCGTGGGATCGCCAGGCGGGCTACCCAATCCGCACGGGCGGAGCGGCTGGCTCAGACCAGTGCACGAGCCATGTGCCCTTCGTGACGAGCACCGGCCCGTTCCCTGCGTACCACTTGTTCGCGCCTGACAGCAAGACCGTCTACCTCGAGGTCGAGGTGACAACAGGGTGCTTCCTGCGCATGGGCTTTGGCACTCTGGACCTATTCAACGCGGGCTCAGCCGGCGGCGGCCGCTTCTACTACGCGACAGGTGGCAGCGCAGCAGTGACCAACTCGACAGCATCGAGCTCATGGCTGGGCACCGAGATTGACAACAGCTCGTACGCCCTGGAGGAGGTGCCGTTCCGCGGGGCCGACTACGGCGCGACGTCCCTGCAGATCGGGTCCTTCGTGCGGGCGGCCTTCGACTCGTTCGACAACTGGTGCTCCTCGCAGCGCACCGGCACGTCGAACGTGACACCGCAGTCCTGCCAGGGCGGCGGCGTGCACGACAAGATTCTGCGGGACTCGTCGCCGAACCCTCTGAACGGCGTCGGCATCCTCACCCCGAACGTGGTCTCGGTTAACCGCGCGAACGAGTACTTGCACCCGCTCGGCGTCGTGCCGGGCATCCGCTTCATGGACATGACCAACTACCTGCCGGGCGACGAGTTCACACTCGGCTCGGACACGTGGAAGGTCTTCCCGTGGTACCAGAAGGGCGGCCGCAGCTTCCAGCGCGGTATCGCCTACAAGAAGGTGACCTGACATGGCGGTAGTGACCACCCTCGGGCTTGTCGACTTCGCGGAGCGGCGCCAGCCGCAGCCGAACGAGGCTCCCGGCATAACGGAGCTCCCGCACTACGACGAGAGCTACCCGTTCCGCAACCCGGTCGCACAGGGCGACTCTGGCTACGTCGCGGCGGTCACCAACAACCTGCCGATTGACGTTGAGCCAAAGGCGGCGGTGTCCTCGTGGCGCATGCCCACCTTCCTGGACGACTACTACTACCGCATCCACATCCGTCCGGGCGTCATTGACCTGGGCAACCTGCTATCCAGCCAGACGCGTCAGGTCGAGGTGTGGAACGCCCACTTCGTCGGCAAGCTCCTCTCCAGCATCACCGACGTGGGTCTTGATGGCATCGACCTGGCCGAACCAGCCCCAGCGCCCACGACGTTCAAGGCACTGGAGTCGCGTATCTATGTCCTGTCCATCTCGACAAACGGCGCGCCGGTCATCGACGGGGAGTATGAGTTCCACTTTCCTGGCGAGACACCGGCCCTGCACATCACGGGTCGCCGTGTCGTTGTCTGGCCCTTCGTGCCACAGACCAAGTTCCGCGAGCAGCTGCAGTGGATGACGGACGTCATGCAGGCCTACTCGGCCGAGCAGCGCCTGGCGCTCCGCGCGGCGCCCCGCCAGACCCTGCAGTACGACTTCCAGCTCGACCAGCAGCAGTACTCGCGTGCCAAGGCTATCAGCACACAGTGGGCTCACCGCGTCTACGGCGCCCCCATCTGGTCCGAGTCGACCCGCGTGGGCAACCTGCTCGCGGGCATAACGTCCATCGCGTTCGACACCACCAACGCAGACTATCGTGCCAACGACATCGTGCTGGTGTGGGAGAGCGACGAGAAGTTCGTGGCGGCCGAGACCACCACGCTGACGGCCGGTGGAGTCACGCTGAAGCTGCCGCTCGATCGGTCATACTCGAACGCGTTCGTGATGCCGCTCCGGTTCGCCAGGACGCTCCAGGGCACCGAGTTCAGCCGCATGGCGCACACTGTCACCCGGGCCCGCCTGGCGTTCCTGGTGAACAACAACGTGGACCTCGGCGCGTCGATCAGCCTCCCGCAGTACCGCGGCAAGGACGTGATGACGGACCGCTCCGTCGTCCTCTCGGACATGTCCGAGAGGATCGTCCGCGCGGTCGACGTCTTCGACAACGGGTCCGGCCCGGTCACCATCGACCAGGAGCGCGCGTACCCCGACCGCACCGAGGTGCTCAGCATGGACCCGCAGAGCCGCGCCGAGGTGTGGCGGATGCGCAAGTGGCTCCACGCCCGCCGCGGCAAGCAGCGCACCTTCTGGCTGCCGGGCTGGAACCGCGACCTCGTGCTGCTGGAGAACGTCGGCAGCGCGGTTACCAGCATCACGGTGCGCCCGATAGGCTACCCGCTCTACTACGGCACCACCGACATCATGGTCGTCCTCAACAACGGGACAATCCTCTTCAACCGCGTCCTGTCGGCCTCAACGGACCCGAGCGGCAACGAGGTGCTCGCCATGTCGGGCTCATTCGGCGTCGCCTTCACCGTGGCAGACATTGACCTGGTGTGCTTCATGAAGCACGTCCGGCTGGACACCGACAACGCAGACATCAACCACGACTACGCGGGGCGCGCAAGCTGCGCCGTGGCCGTGGTCGAGGTCCCAGAGGGAGACTGAGCGTGACCTACGCAACCTACGAGAACTCCGTCCAGCAGGGAACCCCGGTCGAGCTCTACGAGTTCGTCCAGGGCCTCTCGCGCTGGAACTACATCAGCGGCGCCGACCAGATCGTGCGCCTCGGGCAGACCTACAAGCCGAGCCCGATCAAGCGCGACCGCGTCAAGCAGTCGACCGACATCTTCAAGAACGGGATGAAGCTGACCTTCCCGCGGGACGACGAGTTCGCCTCGCAGTTCCTAGGCTTCGCGCCCGAGGAGATAACGACGGTCACGATCATGCGCGGGCACTGGGGCGACCCGGACGGCGAGTACGTCGTCTACTGGAAGGGCCGCGTGCTCTCCGCCAAGGCGACGGACTCCCAGGTCGAGCTCGAGTGCGAGCCGGTCTACACGTCCATCCGCCGCCCCGGCCTGCGGGCGAAGTTCGAGTACGGCTGCCGCCACGTCCTGTACGCCCGTGGCTGCGGGGTTAACCGCGAGCTCTACAAGCACGAGAACACCGTGCTGACCCTGACGGGCGGCCTCAATGTCGAGGTCGCCGGGGTCGCCGGCATCTACGCGGACGGGTGGTTCACCGGCGGCATCCTCGTCGCCCCCGACAACTCGTCCCGCTTCATCGTCGGCCACGCGTCCGGCGTCGTCACCCTGTCCAGGCCGCTCGCGAGCCTGGCCACGGGGCAGACGGTCAAGCTCTACCCGGGCTGCGACCACCTGCGGACGACCTGCGACGCCAAGTTCAACAACCTGGACAACTTCGGGGGATTCCCCTGGATTCCGTCCAGGAACCCGTTCGACGGCAGCTCGATCGTCTAGGAGGTTTCCAATGTGGTGGTACATAGTAGTATTCATCGTCGCGCTCGTCGTCAGCTACTCGATGATGCCGAAGCCCGAGAACGCCAAGCCGGCGGGCCTGGGCGACGTGACGGCGCCGACCGCTGAGGTCGGCCGCGAGATTCCGGTCCTGTTCGGGGAGCGAGACCTCGAGGGCCCCAACATCGTCTGGTACGGGCACTTCCGCGCCGTGCCGATCAAGAAGAAGGGCGGCAAGAAGTGACGACGGAGACGGACGACAAGGTCGTCGTGCGGATGGAGGACCTGCGCCGCCTGGGCTACTGCTCCGGCGGCGTTCGCGCCTTCTTCGCGCGGCGGAACATGGACTACGGCGCCTTCCTGCGGGACGGCATCGGAGAGGACGAACTGAGGGCCACCGGTGACGGCATGGCCCTCGCAGCAATCGAGGAGGCTCGCAATGGGCGGAAGTAGCAAGGCGCAGACCGTAGGGTACAAGTATTACCTCGGCATGCACGCCATCATGTGCCACGGGCCGGTGGACAAGGTCACCCGGTTCAGCGTGGACGGCAAGGTCGCCTGGAGCGGCACCAGCACCGGCGGCGCCGTCTCGGTCAACGCCCCGCAGCTGTTCGGCGGCGACGAGCGCGAGGGCGGCGTGTCGGGCACGATCGACATCGAGATGGGCACACCGACGCAGGGGCGGAACGCATACCTGCAGAGCCAGCTCGGCGCGTCGATCCCGGCCTTCCGCCGCGTGCTCGGGCTCGTGTTCCGGCAGTGCTACCTGGGCAACAACCCCTACCTGAAGCGGTGGTCTATCCGCGCGACCCGCATCCTTGTCCGCCAGGATGGCATCGCGCAGTGGTACTCCGCCAAGGCTGACGTCGGCGGTGACATGAACCCAGCCCACATCCTGCGCGAGGTCCTCACCGACCCGGACTGGGGCATGGGCTACCCCGAGGCCGACGTGGACAACGCCTCCTTCACGACTGCCGCCGACACGCTCTACTCCGAGGGCATGGGCATGTCCATCCTCTGGGACAAGCAGCAGCAGCTCTCCGACTTCCTGGCGATCGTGCTGCGGCACATCGACGGGTCGCTGTACACCGACCGGGCCACGGGCAAGTTCGTGCTCAAGCTGGCACGCGGCGGCTACGACATCCCGTCCCTGCTCCTGCTCGACGAGTCGGTCGTGGAGCGCGTGACGGACTTCAAGCGCTCGACCGTGGCCGAGCTCACCAACCAGGTGAGCGTGGTCTACTGGGACAAGTCCACCGGCAAGAACAACTCGGTGACCGTGCAGGACATCGCGCTGGCAGCAAGCCAGGGGGCGACCGTCGGCACGACGTCACAGTACCCGGGCTTCACCAACGGCACCATCGCCACCAAGGCCGCGGCCCGCGACCTGAAGGCGCTGTCCACCCCGCTCGCGTCCGCCACCCTGTACGTCACGCGCAAGGCCGCCAGCCTGAACATCGGTGACGTCTTCCGCTTCGCGTGGGCCGAGTATGGCATCTCGCAGGTGGTCTTCCGGGTGACCAACATCGAGCTCGGCGAGCTGACGAGCAACCTCATCAAGCTGTCCGTCGTGGAGGACGTGTTCGCCCTGTCGAGTGCGATCTACTCGCCACCGCCGCCGAGCGAGTGGACCAACCCGATCGGCGCGCCGGTGCCGGTGCCCTTCCGCCTGCTGACGGAGGTGCCGTACTACATGATCGCCCGCACGCTCGGCGACTCGGCCGCTCAGGCACTGCCGCAGACCTCGTCCTACATGATGGTCGGCGGCACGAACCCCGGAGGCTCAGCCTACAGCGCGCAGGTCTACGTCGACGAGGGAGCCGGCTACCAGCAGCAGGCCGTGGCGAACTTCTGCCCGACGGCGGTCATCTCGGCCGCCTACGGCCAGGCCGACACCGCGTTCGCCATCACCGGCGGGCTTGACCTCGACCTGGTGCAGGTCGGCGACGTCGCCGCGATAGGCGTGGGCGCGATTAGCACCCGTGAGCTGGTGCAGGTCGTCTCCCTCACCGACACGCTGCTGACCGTCAAGCGCGGTATGATGGACACCGTGCCGGTGCCCGTCGCATCCAACACGCGCGTCATCTTCCTCGGCAGCGGCGACGCGCCGGCTGCCGTCGAGCTGCCGAACGAGTACGCCCTCGGCGAGTCGGT